CATCCGCTTTATCGAGACCAGTGAGGCCAAGATCTGGAAGGACGACACCTGCCCGGCGGGTCTTGCGGTGTTTGGCACGCTGGTGCTGGGTGCCCACGCCTACGGCGTGACCGAGCTGGAGGGCGGCGGCCTTGAGCATATTGTCAAGCAGCTGGGCTACGGTGACGACCCGCTGAACCAGCGCGCCTCTGTGGGCTGGAAGGGGATGCGCGCCGCCGAGCGTCTGGTGGAGCAGTACATGGTGCGCATCGAGAGCGTGTCCAGCTACTCCGCCACCGCTGCCGCCAACTAAGGAGGTGCCCATGGCTGAAAAGAATGTGCGCATCCGGCTGTTCAAGGACAACAGCCGCTACAAGGGCGATCTGTTCGTCAGTGTCAACGGCGTGAACTACAAGATTCGCCGCGGCGTGGAAGTGGAGGTGCCGCCCGCTGTGGCCGAGGTGCTGGAGCACAGCCAGCGTCAGGACGAGCTGACCGCTGCCCGCATTGCCGCTGCGGAGAACGCAGCGCAGTAAAATCTGCAATATCAACGCTGCCCGGCTGGGAGAAATGCCCCCGGCCGGGCTTTTTATAAAAGGATGTGATGAGATGACCATAGGAGAGGCTTTGGAGCGTGCCGAGCAGCTGCGCCCAAACTGCCGCATTGAAACCGAGACCCGTGTACAATGGCTGCGGGAGGCGGACGCCCTGCTGCGCACAAAGCTGTTTGACCGCGCCGCCGCCGGGGCGTTTGACGCCGTGGGCGCAGACCGTCCGTGGGAGCAGCCGGTACAGGATGACCAGACGCTGCTGGCACCGCCGCCCTTTGATGCCCTGTACCCGCACCTGCTGTGTGCGCAGATGGATGCCGCCTTGGGCGAGACCGACCGCTACGCCGGGGAGCAGGCACAGTACAACGCCCTGTACGCAGAACTAGCGGTCTGGCTGCGGCAGAACTACCCACCCCGCAGCCGGGCGCAGTGGCGCTGGTAAGGAGGTGAGGCGATGGTACTGGCGGACAGAATACGGCTTGCCAACACCCGGCAGCTGCTGCGGGCTTTTGGCGGCCTGAACGAGACCTACGGCTGCTCGGAAGCAGAGTACAGCGCCGGAGTGAACTTTTCCACCCGGGATTTCCCCGCACTGAGCACCCGCACCCCGCGCCGCAGACTGCGGGCACTGACCGGGCTGAACGGGATGTATCACCTGAATGGTCTGCTGACCGTCTGCGGACGGGATGTCGTTTATACCCCGGACGATGCCGCCGCCCCGGCGGTGACGAAGCTGGACGCTGTGACCGACGGCCGCAAGGCGCTGGTGGGCATCGGCACAAAGATTCTGATCTTCCCGGACAAGCTGGCCTTTGATACGGCAGACGGCAGCGTTGCCGCACTGGGGGCACTGTGGACGGCGGCGGGCAAAAGCGTGACCTTTGCCCCCTGTGATGCCGCAGGCAAGACCTATCAGGTGGAGGCCTTTGGCCGGGAGGAGCCCGCCGAACCGGCAGACGGACAGCTGTTTTTAAAGGTAGAGGATGCCGACCATCCGTGGCGGTACGACAGCACGCTGGAGATGTACAGCAAAAACTCCGGCAGCTGGACAGCCATCCCGCTGGAATACTGCCGCATCACGGCGGCAGGGCTGGGCAAGCTGTTCCGGCAGTGGGACACCGTGACCGTGCAGGGCGCAGCCGCCGAGGCGGCGGGACAGAGCCCGGAGCTGAACGGAGACCAAATCGTGTATGACGTGGGCGAGGACTGGCTGCGGGTGCGCTGCACCCCACAGGGCGAGTATTTCTACGGCACACTGGTACAGAACGCCGCCGCCGCCCAGTGGCAGAGCATGGACGGCAAACAGCACCGCAGCGTGGAAGCCGCCCAGACGGTATCCATGGAGCGCCGGGTGCCGGAACTGGATTTTGTGACCGAGTGCGACAACCGGGTGTGGGGCTGCAACAGCAAAGAAAACGTTATCTACGGCTGCAAGCTGGGCGACCCCACCAACTGGTTCAGCTACCGGGGCATTGCCGCGGACAGCTACGCCGTCACTGTGGGCAGCGACGGAGCCTTTACCGGGGCGGCTTCCTGCATGGGCTATGCGCTGTTCTTCAAGGAGAACACCCTGCACAAGCTGTATGGCTCCAAGCCTTCGGATTTTCAGCTTTCCAGCCTGCGCTGCCGGGGCGTTGCCAAAAACGCCGCCCGCAGCCTGTGCGTGCTGAACGAGACGCTGTATTATCTCTCGCCGGACGGCGTCATGGCGTGGGACGGCAGTCTGCCCACCAAGGTGTCCGGTGCGCTGGACGCTGCAAAGCGCTGTGGGTGGTGCGCTGGATGGCCGGTACTACCTGCACATCTCCCGGGAGGATGCCCGGCTGCTGGTCTACGATACCGAGAAGGGATTGTGGAGCGAGGAGGACGTCTGCTCCTGCGATATGACCAGCACCGGCGGGCAGCTTTATCTGTGGGACGGACAGGCGCTGTGGGCGGCAGACCCCACCCGCGAGCCGGACTGGCAAACCACCGACGGCGTGGAAACGGACATCCCCTTTGAGCTGGTCACCGGCGATGTGGGACTGGACGGCACCGAGCAGCGGTATCTCTCCCGGCTGACCTTGCGGCTGGACGCCGAGTGCACCAGCACGGTGGAGGTGGCGGTGAGCTATGACGGCGGCGCGTGGGAGACAGTGGCCTCCCTTGCTGCCCAAGGCAGCCGCCGCAGCTATGACCTGCCCTTTGTACCCCGGCGGTGCGGGTCGCTGCGGCTGCGGCTGCGCGGCAAAGGGCAGATCACCCTGCGCGGACTTGTGCGCACCATCGCCCCGGCAAAGGGAAAATTATGGGAGGAGGATGCCTCATGGCAAGCATGAACGGCCTGAGCAAGCTGGGCCTGCCCAAGTTCAGCGATAACATGGACCCGGAGGATGCCCGGGCACTGCGCAGCTATCTGTACCAGATGCAGGAGCAGCTGCAGTATGTACTGACCAATCTGGATACGGAAAATATGTCCGACACCCTGCGCAGCAAGCTGCAGGGATTATAAGAACGAAAGGAGAATTATATGGCATCCAAAAAGAAGGAGGAACTGCTGCAGCCGGAGATGCAAACGCAGGCACAGCCCGCCGCGCAGTCCACTTACAGCGCCGAGGGGCTGAACAGCCGCGCCGATGTGGAAAAGGCCATGGCAAACGTCAGCTACCGCCCCGGTCAGCAGGTGACCGATGCGGCCGATGCCCTGAAGCAGTGGCAGCAGAACCGCCCCGCAGACTACCAGAGCAGCTATCAGGATAAGATCAACAGCCTGCTGGGGCAGCTGCTGGAGCGGGAGAATTTTCAGTATAGCTACACCCGCGACCCGCTTTACCGCCAGTATGAGCAGCTGTATACCCAGAACGCCCACAACGCCAGCGCGGACGCGGCGGCGCAGGCCGCTGCTCTGACCGGCGGTTACGGCTCCAGCTATGCCACCAGTGCGGCGCAGCAGGCCTATCAGCAGCAGATCGGCGGGCTGGCCAGCGCCATCCCCACCCTGTACAATCTGGCGCTGGATACCTACCAGAGCGGCGGCGAGGAGCTGGTGAACCGGCTGGACCAGCTGAACGGACAGGAGCAGAACGCCCAGACCCTGTATGACCGTCAGCTGCAGGACTACTACACCCAGTTGCAGCAGAAGGGCGAAGCGTACAACGACGCCTACGCCAAGGACTACGGCCAGTATCAGGAGCACCTGAACCGGCTGGACACCCTGCACGGCTACTACACCGCGCAGGAGCAGGCGGAAATCAGCCAGCGCCAGCAGACTTTCAATAACATCATGACGGTGTTGGGCGTCATCGGGGACGTGGTGCAGCTGGCCATTACCGGCACCACTGGTCTGGGCACGTTGGCGGGCAGCCTGCTGAACACCGGGTACAACATCTACTCCGG